AGTCCTGTTGAACCAATACCTATTTTAGCTAGAGTATTTGTAGCACTTGCATATATAACATCGCCTGTTGTGTATGTAGCTAATCCTGTACCACCTGAGGTAGCAGGTAAAGTACCGCTAGTTAATGACGATGTTGATGTTGCATATAAAGCACCACCAGAAGTAAAGCTAGTTAGACCTGTACCGCCATAAGCTGTACCAATTGTACCACCATTCCAAGTACCGCCAGTAATAACATCAGTTGCTAAATATAAAGAATTTGTACCCCATAGTATATTCTCAGGTAAAAACCCATGTGTATCCCAAGTACCATTAGCAGTACTAGTTGAAGTTAAGAATAATTGAGTGGCGCCTCCAGCAGGTACTGTAGCGACTGGACTAGAACCATTATTTACAATAGATAACGCACCTGTAGAATTATTATTAAACTGGAAGCTTGCTCCATTAGTTAATGTAGTAGCGTCAGGTAACTGAAACGTTTGAGCTAAAGTACCAGTTAAAACTTGAGTAAATGATGAAGCTGCTGTAAGTACTGTTGTGCCAGCTGCAGATACTGTAGACGTTATATTTCTAAAGATATTATTAAGTGAAGTGTTTTGATTAGCGTCTCGTAAAACTACGCTATTCGCACCAGAAGACGCTGTTACACCTGTACCGCCGTAAGAAACTCCAACCGTAGTTCCTTGCCAAGTGCCAGACGCAATGGTACCTAAAGGAGTGACATTGTCCGATGCATCTAGATTGACTGATTTTTCAGCAGTGTAAGTAACAAAGACTTGAGCTAATCCACCTGATAGAGTAATCGGTGATGTATTACCATTTGAATTAGATAATACTGTAGTACGTGCTAACGTAGGACCCGATGTAGAATACGTGCCAATACCTACTTCCCATGCAGCACCATCTGTAATAGTGTAATAGGTAGTATTACTATTCCCAACAACAGCAAACGATTGGAATCCGCTGACTGCACCAAGTAAGGTTACAGAACCTGTACCTGATGTAGTCGTCGTTTCTTGTACACGATCATAGACTACTAGAGCCATTTAGGACTCCTTAGCCCGAAGCTGATAAAGTGTATGTTACGTTAATTGTGTCGCCTGATGTTACAGTTTTAGAACCTGCTGTAAAGTTACCTGCAGAGAACAATGTACCTGTTGTGTTATCAATTGTTGATGAACCACCAATATTAATAAACGCGCCTGTTACAGTGCCAGAACCAGTCATTGAGAATACTACCGCAGCACTTGTAGAAAGCACTGATGGGTTAGCATTTGTTGCAGTGCTAAACGCTGGTGTTTTTCTTGTGCCAGAGTATGTAGGTGCATTGGTTGCTCCTGCTTCAAACCATCCTGCATGAGATGCTTGTGTGTCTGTGTAAGCTGGTGTAGATGATGGTACAGCATTATTAGTCATAAGACCCATAACAACTGCGCCGCCGCCTGTGTTAGCAAAATAAGAATCTAGTAAGTTTTGACGACCTACGTTTGTTGTTAAATTTTCAAATCCGTCTTCCCATTTAACATTGCCGTCTTGATCGTAGCATGTAAATGTATAGACGCCGTTTAGACCAAACTCATCATTTGATCCAGCATTTCTTGTCACAGACGCATCAACTGAGTCGCCCATTCCAAATTTGTCTATGTTGCTCATAATTACTCCTTTAGTTAATTCTTATTACAGCAGTGGTTGAAGTTGCTGTGGGGAATTCTATTGTAAATGTTGTAGTGGCTATTTTTTCTCCACCAAAATTTAGTACTGCGACTGATGCATTCGTAGTGCTATTATATATCAAAGCTCCTGATGCAGCAAAGTTTGCAGGGCTCCAAGTTACATTAGCAAACGTAACATAAGCCGTGTTATTACTAGGATCACTACCTATAGTAGGAGTTAAAACTTTACCCCCAGCTACATAGCCAGTACCTGTAATTTCGTCTTGCGTTGTATAGGCAGTTGTTTCGCTATTTATAGTAGCTACCGCATTATACAATGCTATTTTATATGTATATGGTGACCCAGCATTAAAATTTACTAAACCTTGTAATAGATTTAGTTTAAACGTTGTGGTCTGTGCTTGTCCTAAAATCATTTAACTGGATACCTAACTTGCCCTGAACGATAAGCATCTTGTCTATCTTTACCATCAGCAAGTTGTTTTAATAGGATCATAGCTTCATCATATCGTTTTTGATATTGATTAATAACGTCTTGTTCGCCTTTCATATAAGTATAAGCTTCTAATAATGAGCCATATAATAAAGCAGAACTAAAGTTATCACCTAACCAAGATGTACCCGCAGTCGTAATAGACTCTGGATAATAAAAATAATGCAGCTCCGAACTATAATTAGCGTCGGGTGTTGGACCTAGTATAAATGTATTTTGATCAAACACTGCATAATATTCAGGTTGACCATAATAGATAGCGTCTGTATCTGGAAATGATTGCCTAATAAAATTTACATCTTTGTTAAGTAAATATAAGTACTCGTTGTTTGCATTAATTACAGCTAAGCTAAACGTAGCAAGCCAATTACTTGGCATAGCTAAATATTTATTGCCCGTAGTCATAGTCCCTGTTACGTTCTTTCGAAGCGCAGGAAGTTGTACTGAGTTGTATATACGTTGTTCGGCTTGGGTTATAAACGTGTTTATATCCGTTGTCTGGAACGTATTCTCAACATAACTTTGTATTTCTGCAACTAACTGCGCGTAGTTCATTACGCCATCGGACCTCTAGATTTAGTACCCTTAGTAGCTGCACCGCAACCACGAATAGTAATACCATCAGTCTTTGGACCACGAGTAGGATCACCAGCGCTTACACGTGGTGTACCTGTGTTAGGACCAAGTTGTTGAGCCTTTAATTTATTAGGATCTTGACTGTAATGAATGTCTGTACTATTTGGATTTACTCTTGGTTGTACATACTTTTCTAGTGGTTGTGCAGTATCAGCAGGGAAAAACTCAGTACCTGTTGATTGTGCTGCTGGTCTGTTATCTTTTGCCATTTTATTACCCCTTTTTTTGTGCTGCAACTTTAGCCATACCACGACCCATAGTTTTCATGTCAATGTTCTTTTTACCGCCTTTAGAACCTGCATGTTTAGGACCTTTTTCAATTCCTACGTTTGGACCTGTATCGCCTAAGTTTTTGCCTTTAGTTTTACCTTGTTTAGTAATGCCATCTGCTGCTGATCTGAATCCCATATACTTCTCCTTATGTTGTTGTTACTGTTACTAAGCCTACATTACCTGTTGCTACTAGATCATTAGGCGTTAATCCAGCATCGTTTGCTCTTGATCCACCTACAGGGTTATACCCCCACTGAATAATTCTACTACCTAACAATGGAATACCTGTTTCTATTTGTAGTGGACCTGTTTGAATAATAGTCTGTAGTCCATTCAAGCCAGATTGGTAATAACCTAAATCAGGTCTTGGGTTTCTCACTGCCTGTGGGTCGTTAACTGGGTATAGACCAAGACTTAACTGTGGCTGATCCGGTTCCCAACATTCAGGGCATACGAGTATATTAACATTTTTTGTCTTAATAACTAAGCGTTTTAACTGCTTTAGTTTAAATCTAAACCCACAGCGATCACACTGGGATATGGAATTCTTGGCACTAGCAAATTTAATTGGCATTTAATTACCCGTGGTAAAACATTTCACGAGGTACAAACCTAATACTTGCTTTTTCTCTATCCTCGTCTGCTGCTAATTGGAACGCTGCTTCGTAATCCGCTCTTAACATTTGAACACGAGTAGGGTCAACATTAGGTAGCTTCATACTTAAATAAGCTGCTAATCCAGCAACCATACAAGGAATAAATCTAAACGGAATATCTTCTATGGTAAGTCCGTTACCTGCATCTTGAATACGTCGAAGTCTGTAGTACACAAATTGATAATAATTACTTTGTTCAGGAGCTGGCCATACATTAACAGTAGGTAAATTTTGTACATATATTTTAGCAGCGATTGCATGAGCGGCTAGTGTAGTATTATTTACAGCCCTGATGCATCCTGTTATGTCGTTGCCGTCAATACCACCATATTGAATAGTCTCATTATCTATTTTAATAAAACCAAACTGAGCTAAACCTACAGTAGAACTTAAAGTAATAGTTTGTGGGTTTGCTGCTGTTGATGCTGTAGCTGTTAAGGTTTCATTTAATGTAATCGTTGTGGGGTTTTCTTGACCACTTTGTCTATTAATCCAAACTTGAATAGGACGACCTGTAGCATTTTTATTAGGAATTGTAATGTAAGTAGATTCAGAAATACGGTTAATATTAATATCTTGTTGATTAGCACCAGTGCCTGTACGAGTTACCATATCAAGTAAATCAATTGTATCTACAGGTAATGCATACATAATTTGATTTTGATTTAACGTAATTTGACCAGGTTCTATCGTCCATAAATTAATTCCACGATTAGCCCATTCAATAGTAAGCAAGTTTAAAGAACGTCTTGCAGTTCTTAAATCATAACCTGTACGAAGTTCTTGACCACATCTTTCAAATGCGTCTTCAACTAGATTATTTAAATCTAAATTAAAACTTGTTTGTCCTGAAGTTAATTGTGCCATATTTATATTTTTCTAAAAGATTTTACTTTTTGTTTAATAGATTTAGGTTGAGCTACAAATTGCTTACCTTTAGCTTTACCTACTCTTTTAGCCTTCGTTGTAGCAGCATACTCTTGAGGGCTTAATGCTTTAATTGCTTTTTCTGGTAAGTATCTTTCGCCTGTTTCGCTAGACTTTTTACCAGACTTAGTTGTCCACTTTTGTTCACCCCATGCTTTTAGTGAACGTTGAGGTTTAGCTAATGCACTCATTTATATCCGCCACCTGCAGCTTTATATTTCTT